CAGAAGTGTTTGGGTCGGCAAGGATCTCCTTGTCTTTTTGAATGTGTTCTTCGATTGATTTCATTTGTTTAATTTGATCCTACATTTGTATTTATTCATTATAACTTATTTTAGTTCACCATGCTACCACTATGTGGTTTTCCTTTCCTACCAATTGAATCTCTAACTAATCCAAGTCTTGTTTGGCATTGTCCAGCTCTAATTACATGTTTAACAGCAGCGATTAAATATTTACCACCTATTAATTTATCAGTTGTTACTTCATTACCCTGATCGGTTGATGGAGAGTCGATAAAAACAATGTCCCCTGCATGTAAAGAGAAATCACCAAAAATATCAATTTGAACCGCACCAATACTAAACTGACTATATCTCCTTATGGCTTGATTTAATATATTTGCAACTTCAAAAATTTCCTCATCATTTTTTTTCAATTGCTCTCCCACATCACCCGTTGGTAAAACACCGGTATCTCTTAACATAAAAGTAGTTCTTGTTGGTGTTCTATTAAATTTTTTATTAATGATAGGAAGTCCGATTCCAGCGTTTGTTGTCCCCTCATTTTTTGCACCCTCACTTATTTCATCGTATTTACAATTGAATGGATCAAACAAAATAAGTTTGGTATTGTATGTTCCAGATCTTAATTTAGATTCTGCCTCAAAACGATTATCGACCTCAAGATTTATAATGTTCCCGTCATATCCAACAGGAGTGTCAGCCTGCCCAAAAAAACCATATGATTTTTTTTGGTCTTGTGCAAATAATGTATCTATTGATTGATAATAATAACCTAGTGATGTTTCAAAAAACAAATATCCAGCAGTTTCCCCCTGCTTTCCATTTTGGATTGGAATAGATTTTTTCGATAACCAATTTATCATATACATTGGTTTTCTTTTGTTTCCTACAAAGTTAAAATTGTTACTCGTTGTCTCTATGAATAATTGTTTCTCTGTTTGTAAATTATTTTTAAAAATATCTTTAACACTATTTGAAATTTTGCCGTCATGTCTAATTCTAACTGCATTTCCTTCACTCTCATTCCTTATCACCTCCTCAGAGACTAATGATAATAAAAGATTTTCCTTCTGATTATCCTTTGTTACTACTGTGACATTGTTAACTATTAAATTAACATTGATTTTATTTCCGTCACCATCAATAAATATTAACTCAAAGTCCTCCGTGCCAACAAGTGGTAAACCCTCTAACAAAGTCTTATCATCTATCGTGCCAGCGACATTAGATACCTCAAAACCAACTCTTATTGTATCATCATAGATGCTTTCAGAGTATTCCATATTCACACACTCTCTCATATCAACTTCTTTACCTGTTGAATTTGAAATAATAATTGCTTTCTGTATAGTTGCGTTTTGAAATTTTTGTCTATTATTTCTTGCACCAGATCCCCTTCTATTTGCCATCAACCTCTCCTATAAAGTTGTGAGAAAGTCCTTTTGTCTCCACCAGATCCATTGTCCAAAAGAACTATTTTTTGTCTATTATTAGATGATTCTGTCATCATTGGAAATGGTAGTGGAATTATTTTTTCCGATCCTGCTTCTGACTCATAAAACGCATAGTCCCTCAAAATATTTATTGTCCCATTGGCATCTGCTCTGTTAAGAGACATCAATAATCCCGGAATTTTCTTCTCAATCGCAGCGGTTGTATCTGCGTCAAAAACAAATTCTGGCCCTAACTCACCAAGTCTATACATACCATCAGTTGCAAATCCACCTGTAAATAATCCTGCTGTTTTAACAAGACCCTTCACTGTTTTAGTGCCAACGTTTACACCTCCAGAATCAGTTTTGAATAAGAAATCATAAAACGCAGCACCAAGAAAATCACCACCGATACTACCAAGAAGACCTCCAATGAATATTCCCGGTGGGCCTCCTATTGATCCAAGTAGACCACCTATTAATCCAAGAAGTGCACTACCTATTCCCATAAACGCTGCTCTTCCAATCGGTTCTCCAAACACAAAAATATCTAGTAATATGCCCACGATATCACCAATAATTGGTATGACTCCTATACTTTCTCCAATAAATTTTCTTATTCCTTTTAATCCCCCTCTCAATCCCACTCCTGTTACTGCTTCTGATGCTGCTCTTTTACCTCCCTCTTTCATACTTTTTAAAGCAGCCTTATAGGCAGCGTCAGTTGATGTTCCGTCAGGTCTTAAAAATTGTCTACTACCAACTCTTCCCCTTGATACAACACCAGACCCTCTTAATCTTGTTCCAGCCCTTGATGCAAAATCATTTGCTGCTTTTTGTTGTGCCCTTACGTTTGCTCTCGTTATTTTATCACCAAATATAGTTTGATCAAGAAATTTTGCCATGTCCGCTTGTTGACGGGTAGAAAAACCTTTAGTATCTCTCATATTAATTTGATCAAGTAAAGCTTCAACACCAGCGTCTCGACCAGCTTTTGCACCTAAATTACTTCTTATTTCAAACGTGTCAAATACCTCATCAAAATCAAAATCTTTTGGGTTGATACCGAATTTTTTTGCAATTCTATTTCTCAATGCAGGTGTTTTTCTTGCCTCAAAAAGTGTTTGTCCACCCACATCTATTTCAGTCAATCTAATGTTACTATCACCTAAGAAAAATGTCTCAACACCATCTTTTGTTAATTTAGATCTTACATCAAAACCCTCTGAAGGATCAATAAGAAAAGAATTTCTTTTCATGATTCCAGTCATTCCACGACCTTTATCAATGACTGAGGTTGGTGCTCCTCCTGCTTTACGAGCGATTATTTGACTACCAACTTCTCTTCTAGTCGATCTTACAACTCTTGATTGACGAGAGGCAGTTTCAGCAATCTCTTCGTCAACTCTTATTTGTTGAGATGCTCTTTTTCTTATATCTCTTCTTTTCGCTTTGTCTGCCCTCATATCTGCTTCTGCATCAGCTTTTGCTTTTCCTCTTTCTCCAAAAGAGTAGAGCATTGATCTCTCTCTTGTAAAAGCGTCAGCATTTCTGCGATTTACTAAACGTCTTTGTATAGCTGCGATGGTAGCAGCACCCAACATTGCACCCGCTAAGAGTTGCATACTTTCAATAAATTTGTTAATTGTATTGTTAACGCTATCTCCTCTTAGTTTTTCAGCATCTTGTGGTTTTACCTTTCTAAAAATGTCATTATTAACTCTTGAAATAACATTTGAAAGTATCGTTATTGTTGACGCAATCACAAAAACTTTTGGACTAAGAAGTAATTTTATTAATCTACCAGCCTTTAATAATGATCCAATACGAGCAAATGCTGCCACACCCATAACACGAGTGAGAGTTGATACTATGCCACCTATGAGTCCTCCTGTTCCGGGTTTAGGTCTCATCGATCCTTGTAATGGATTTCCTATATCATAATCACTATCTTTATCTTTTCTTTCAAGAATTTTTTCCCTATCAAATCTCCTTCTTCTTTCTTCTTGTTGTTTTAATATACCCTCTCTTACTTTTGCGAATACAAGTCTTTCTTTTAATAATCCATCAATTTCTTTTAACCCTTTTCTTATCGTAACTAAATTTTTCCCCGACTGTAGAGAGGGAGATGAATTATTTGATCGAGGTAATAACTTAGAAGTGACAATCATGGTATAAGTCCGAGAGTCTCTAACTTATCTACGTTAGGTGCGTTTAATCGTATGTTAAATACATCATTGGATTGATCAGTGGTGCTTTGTGGGGTTACTTTGTTTAACACAGATTCAAAAATTTCACTCATATCAAGTTCATTTATTTTTTCTGATAACTTATTAAATGGGAGAAGGTTGGGCACATTACTTGGTTTATTATTATCTGACATAATTTTTTGAGCAAAATCAGACTCTCTTACTTTACGTAATAGATTACCACTAACAGTTCTTGATATATTATTTCCAATATTCATTTGCTGTTCATCTGATATTGCTAAACTTTCTGCAAATGTTTTTAAGGTTTCGGGTATCGCAGGGTCTGATAGCTTTTTACCCAAATCAGAGTCCTCCATGTTTTTAAAAGACCCCATGACGGCTCCAAATAACTCACCGATATTAGGGACTGGCACTTGCATACCTTCATTTGCATATGTTATTCCACGTTTTATCTTTGGTTTGTTTGATGATCCTGCGATCTTGTTTAGATTTAACAGATTAATTGCTCCAAATCTTTCAACAGCAGGTTTGCTTATAACAACCTCACCGGGAGTCAACATTGCAGGAACTGAATCAGTATTTCCAGATCCGGGAACTATACCACCTGTATTGAATCTAATTCTCCTTGCTACTCTTCTAAACGCTTTATTATTCGTAAAAAATCTAGATGCTTTTTTGCCCAGAGGAGCCTCTCTAAATGTTCCAAGTCTTCCGACACTTGTTCTTTGAAGAGGATTGGGTAATAATCCAAGTGTGGGAATACCTATTAAGAGACGAGCAGTGTTAACTAGGAGAGGTGTAAGCACTCCCATCCTTGCTAGTAATGCAATCAACCCAATCGCACCCACTCCTATTCCAGCTGTAATTATTGGGAGAAATCTTTCAACAAAAGACAAAAATCCTATGATGATTCTTGATACAAGGGGATTGGTTAAGAAATCAACCAACTGTTGTAATATTTTACCACCTATCAAATTAACAAATCCACTTAAGATACTTGAAAATAAATTGGTTACAGGTGTTAAAACTTTTTGAACTCCTTTTGAAATAATATTCATTCCACGGGAACTCGTTTCTAATAAAGATTCTCTTTGTCTTCTTCTTACATTTTCAATTCTTCTCTGCTGTTCAAGAAATTTTTCATACTCAAATTTTTCTTGTGCTCTAAGTGTTGCTAATATTGACATCATGGTTTCCTTGATGTCAATGATGTCTCGTTCAATGCCTTTTGATCCACCGGACAATGAGGATAACATAAGTCCAGTATTAATCCTTTGAATTCTTAATATATTTGTAATTAAATTTATTTTTCTTGCGTTTCCCTCTACCGTTGGTTTGTTTTCTCTTTGCAAAAATTTTGACGCAGAAACTCTTCTTGTAGTCTCTCTGGGAGTCCCACCAAGTCTTGACATATTATTGAGAAAATTCTCATATGCTGGATTCATTTCATCCATTTGCGTTTCTTTGCTGCTCCTTTAATCTCTCTTCTTCAAGGTGTGCTTGCAATAGTCCAACATAGATATCTCGTTCCCAAGGCATCATGTTTTCAATCTCAGTCAAACTATATTTATGGTACTGCATCATGGCAAAATTTAATCTGAAGTAATTCTCCAGATCCATGTGCACCATTGCTATACGAAAAAAGACGCTAAACCCTCAAGCACCACATCACTTTCAACTTTTGTAGTTGGATTATATACTTTCACAGTGTGAGATAACTTTGGCATTGTTTCAAAGAATTTTTCAACTTCTTTGAACTGATTTGAATTCATTGAGTCAAGAAATTCATTTATCTCTTTTTTTGAACAATCATCAGCTGCCCATACCTCTTCTTCATTATAAATTTTATCAATACATGATCCGATTAAATCAAAGGATTGATCCATTGGATTCCTTGATGCATCATTAGGATCGAAATTATTTTTAATAAATTCATTTAAAGATGGGTACTTAAGTTCCATCATCAAGTTACCATCAAGTTTAATTTGATTTGAATGGCCCTCTGGTTTTTGAACCTTAATATCATCTAAGTTGATACTTACACTCACTTCAGTTTTCTCATCATCTGGACAAACAAGTTTTAAATCAATATCCTCCCCAACAGATTTTCCACGAATGTTTAAAAACAAAAATTCAATATCAAATGTGGGTAAATTTTCAACCTTAATACCTTTGGTGAGAACACAAGATTTAATAACAGCTTTGATAGCATTCGTTATTTGTTTTGTATCTTCACTTTCAAGTGCGATAACAAGTAGTTTTTCTTCTTTAACTAAGAAAGGTCTATACTGTATTGTCTTTCCTGTGGAAGGTAATTCAAGTTCATAACTTGGCGTTGCAATTTTTGGTAATGGCATAATGTTACAGTTCAGTAAGTTTATTTAGCACCTTAAAATGGGAGTGCATTTATAAATCTAGGAATAATACCAAGAGGTCTTTGTTCGATGAAGTATCTTGAGTAAGCCATCCCGACCGTGCATTTAAGAAGGTTTGACGTATCATATGAAACTGGAGTTGAATTTATCGCAAGTGGAAAACAATTAACAAATTTATATGTAAGTGGTCTTGTTTGTCTTCTTGAGTCAAGATTTTTTTCAAACTTTGTTATTTCTAAATTACCATTATATTTTTTAGGTAGTTTAACTCTATAAGTATATGTCTCATTCTGTGCAGATCCATTTGTATTAGGATCATTTGTATTAGTTGTATTCGCTATGTAATTCATCCATGCTTCAAAAAATCTAATTGGTAGATATTGATCAGCATCACAAAAAAAAGTTAAATTTATTTGATCGTCATAAGTACGACGATACACATGTCTCTCTCTAACACCGGGGATATTATTTGTTAATTCTGATGTAGCAAACCTAGATCCGGGAAGAGTTGTCTCTGAACATAATATATTTAATCTTCCTTGATCTAAATTTAAACCTATCTCTCTTCTATATCTGGCGAATGCGCTTTCTAAAAAAGATACACTCACCTGAAAATGCGAGGTTGTCGCTGGATTAAGGAGTTGAGCCTTAACCATCGATATCGATTTTCGCTGTGGTGGGATAATAGCCATATATAAATATAGATTGACCTTGTATATTATGTAGGCAAGTTATGGGCGAGAGTATTAAGAGTAAGTATACTCCAATATATCCAAGTAAGTATCAGGGAAACACAAAGCATATTATATGTCGTAGTAGTTGGGAAAGAAAGTTTTGTCAGTGGTGTGATATGAATAATAGTATTATATCATGGGCATCTGAGGAGTTTAGCATACCTTATGTTTCTCCAAAAGATAATCGAGTTCACAAATATTATCCAGATTATCTTATTAAAGTAAAAGAAAAAAATGATATAATCAAAACTTATGTTGTTGAAGTTAAACCATATAAACAAACAAGACCACCAAAAACACCGAAGAGAAAAACAAAATCATACTTAACTGAATGTGTTACCTACGCAGTTAATCAGGCAAAGTGGAAAGCAGCAAAAGAATTTTGTGAAGATCATCGTATTGAATTTAAAGTAGTCACAGAGAAAGAGCTCGGAATCCGATGAGTAGACTCGAAGGTAATAACATAAACAATCCAACAAATGATCAGGAAGATATGATGTTAGAAATTATGTCTCTTTTAAATGATACTGTTACACCAGTGCCTGATGTTGGTAATTTTTATACCTTTGTCTATAATCCAAAGACTCCTAACATTACGTACGATCAACATCCACTTATAGCCTGCACTGACATATTTGGTTGGGGTTTCCGTGGTCTTAATTTTCATTGGCAAAAGTATCGTAACTATACATGGAATGAACTCGCTGGTCAGTTGTACGTGGTGCAACCAAATGAACTTGATGATCTACTTGCAATTCCTTATGCCAAGTTCCTAAATAACTAAAAAGGTCGATAATGACAATAACTAACCAAACAAATCCAATAGGATCAAACTTTGAATCGAAAAGAAGCGCAGTCTTTATTTCACAAAAAGATGGTGGATTGTTTGGAAAAAGTAAAAAGATTTACACTTCAACAAGACTTACAAAGATATCAGAAACTCCCGGCCCAAATCAATACAGAGTGGAAGTATTTCAACATGACAGTCCAAGCGGAGGTAATTCAATTCAAATTGGCACCGTTGTAAATGGAAAACTACAATTAAATACCTCTGCAGACATTGGTAATGCTGTTAGTGAAGACACTTTTAGACTTCAGGTAGAAGCACAGATAAAAAATCAAAAAAAGGATGCAGAAAAACAAATAAAAGATAAAGTAAATTCTGATAGTGAATCAATATTTGTTTCGGAGGAGTTAACAGATAAAACAGGAATAACAGCGACTGATGTTGAAAATGGTTTGGGTAATAAATTTCGCGATCCACTTACTGACTTACAAGAGTTACAAAATAGAAAAGGTGGAATTGGAAGAAGTGGAAAAAATACTTATGGTGCTTTATTCTATCCATCATTTATTGAAAAGAGTGTTCAAGATAAATTAAAAGTCACGATATTAGAATTTGCTCCTAAAAGAAAAAGAACAAAATTGGGTAGTATAGAAGAGAAAAGTTATGTTCCTGTAGCGGCCATTAACCCCAAGTACGATTTTGCAAACAGTTTGAATACTAGCATGGGTTTTAAAGCAGTGCAATATCAAGAAGTCACAACAACAACAACTGGTCAAAAGGAAGTATTTAAAGATCAATTCAGTTTCAATAGTCGTAAGAGAATGGAGTTTGGAAAGAGAACGTTAGGACATATAACACTTCCGATACCTGATGGTGTGTCAGATATGAACAAGGTAAACTTTGGAGATGGAAATCTCAATCCTGTTCAAGCACTTCTTGCTGATGATGTTACCTCCGCTTTGATGGGAGAAAAGGTAACTGGAGTAAATTTTAAAGATGAATTAAAAAACACATTTGATAGTACAAAAAAATTTAAAGGAGAAGTGAAGGAGGCTATAGGTGGATTTTTCTCTGCGAAAACTTTAGGCATGGATAAAGATGAATTAATAGCGAGAACTCAAGGTCGAATATTTAACAACAATTTAGAGTTATTATTCAAAGGCCCTACTCTTAGAACGTTTAACTTCAGATTCAAAATGAGTCCAAGGGATGAATCGGAAATAAAACAAGTGATGAAAATAATCAAAGCATTTAAACAATCAAGTGCTGTACAAAAAAGTAAAAATGGAATTTTCATGGTTACTCCAAATACTTATAAATTAGAATTTAAAAAAGGGGGAAGAGGGTTAGGTAATAAAAATCATATGTTTCTACCAAAGGTAAAGGAATGTGCTTTACTTCAAATCGCAGTTGACTACATGCCAGAGGGATCTTACATGACATATGAGAATGAAAATCCATCACTTGAGGGATCGATGGTGACTTATGTAATGACTTTATCGTTCCAAGAGTTAGAACCATTGTTTAATGATGATTACTTCGCAGAATCGGGAGTTGGATTCTAATGACTAATCCATATTTTAGTAATCTACCAAATTTTTTATATGTCAATCGAACAAAAGATGGACGAAGTGATGGTGATTACAGCATTGTAAAAAATTTATTTAAAAGAGCTAAATTAAGAGATGATATTTTTCAAAACACATCATTTTTTAACAAGTATATAGTTGAAGGAGATGATCGTCCAGATAATGTTGCAGAGAAAGTTTACGGGGATTCAACTTTAGATTGGTTAGTGCTTATGGCAAATAATGTAGTGAATGTTCAAAGTGAGTGGCCTTTGTCACAAGCAGACTTTTATACCTACGTCACGGAAAAATATGATAGTGAGACGACTTTATATTCTGGAATTCATCATTATAAATCAAGAGAAGTAAAAACAACTGATGGTTCAATTATAATTCAATCCGGAGAAAAAGTTGGTGTTGGACAAAGTGTTTCTTATTATGATGATGCTTTAGGTCAACATGTGCGAGCAACAGATGTCGCGATTCCTGTGACAAACTTTGAGCATGAAGATAATTTAAATAATAAAAAAAGAGAAATATATATTTTAAAACAAGAGTATCTTAATATCGTCACTGATGATTTAGATGAAATAATGAGATATAAAAAAGGTTCCACTCAGTTTTTGAGTGAAACCCTAGTACGTGGAGATGATATAAGATTAACTGGTTAACTATCTGCTAACTTTTGAAAGTAGGATAGTGCATCATCTTCATCAGAATCAACAGTGGTGGTTGCTGCGGGAGTTGCTACTGCTTGAGTAACTGCTTGCTCTGCTCTGACTTTATGGACATCACCATGACCGTCAACATTGTAACCTTCACTTTCACTCTCTAACTCTTCATCAGGAATGTAACGATTGACTGGCTTTTTGCCAAGGACA